GAAATCTACGTTAATTTGAATTCCTTTTTCATCCATCATAGACTGTAACTGCTGATATGATGAAGTTACAGAGGTTATGTATAGAGAAGTGTAGTTATAGTAAGGTGTAGTTTTTCCTATCTTATCAGTTATACTTACCTTGTAGTTTGGTCCACGTAAAGGTACAGAATCAGGTAGTTCTTCTGCAGTTACATTAACTGTAACGTTAAATTCAGCTGGTTCTGCAGCTTGAGTTACTACCCAAAAAGTAGACTTAACATCAAAATCTGTAGGAAGGGGTTCATAAAGTTTAAAGATGACATAGCCTTGATCTGATTCTTCTATGTAAATCGCATTTACCCCAATTATCTGCACGTCTCTACCGAAATCTAATAAGAAGTCTGGGTAATAAGCATCAGTACCGAGAACCCCGTTAAACTCATTAAAAGCAGTAGCTAATTCTATGTTAGATAGGTCTTGACGAGCACATTTTATCTCAGTTCTTGACCTAGAAATCTCTTTAATCCAGAAATTGGTAGATGGATCCGGACTAGAGGCGATAAACTTCCTAAAAAAGTTGTATTTTACATTAACACTCCCTCTATTAAATCCCTGCTCTTTAGCATCTGCTTCAGGATCTAAGTAAAGTACGTTAGTGGTTCCTGTTTTAGGATCTAAATTACTTCCAATATTGTATTTAGTAACATTATAATTACTTCCTATTACTGTTCCGGCTTGATCTTTTATAAAAAGTTCAATATAATCTGATGGCCCACCAAAGGAAGGAGTAATAAAAGCTTTATTAACTAAAGTAAGATCTGAAGGATTATACTCTTGGTATTGTTCGGTCGATCCTAAATATGTAACATCAACTATCTCCATTATATTATCTTAGTTAAATTTGCGTAGTTTGCGTTTGCTTCAAGTAATTGTTGCCTTAAAGAGTTTATCTCTTCAATATAAGCTTTTTCTGTATCAGTTAAAACTGTTCCTCCTAAATATTCTGTACTTCTTGCAACTAAATATTCATGAGAGTTTACTTCCCCTGTAGCGGGAATCTCAAAAAACAATTGATTATATAGGTCAAAGAAGGCTTCCACTGTAACTTGCTCTGAAATAGTATCAGCTACTACTGGATTATACAGCTCACTAAACTGAATATCTACTACTCTAGGATAAGTATTACGTCCGTAGACTTCTTTTACTAGCTCAACTTTCTCACTCATTACGCTACGATTTTAAATACTAAATTCTGACCGCTATAGACAACTTCTTCTGCTGGTAATAATGCTAGATCTTCTGATCCATATAAAGATAATGCATTGTAAATAGATTGCTCGTTATCGTATACTGATAAAGGACCGTAAGTTGTAGAGAATATGTTCGTTCTAATTGATAATCGATAATACCTATTAATCTCTAACCCAGTAGTATACAAAGTAAAGTAGTTTCCTACACTATCACAGCTTAGTTTGGTAAAGTTTTCATCAAAATCAACGATCATCTCTCCTGTCTTAACGTCTTGTAAGGCCCAACAAGTCTGTTCGGATAAAATTAAGTTAGTTAGGTATACGGAAGATGTTGTAAATTGACGCGGAGGATAAGTATATCTAGTAGATAACCTCATCTTATAGGTTTCACCTTGTACAAACTGACCTGGGTTATTGGCTAATACTACGGTAACTTGATCTGTAAGTACGTAGTTAGTACCTTGAGGATAATAGTTTGAATCATCCCACTTAAATTGAATAGTAGGAGGGTAGATTGTATGTGTATCTACTGAGAAGAACTTTAAATCTATAAATGCATTCGGATCTTCTTCTACAGCTTGAGGATGCTTTACAATAACTCCGTAGTTAGGAATTGAACCAGAGAACCATTCTTCCATAATACCAGTCATATCTGCATTCAAATCTTTATTTGACATGTAGTCAAAGCTTTGAGTTGCAGGAGTACTAGACCATGATCCGCCGCCCGTTACGTAAAAAATAGAAGAACCGCTAGGAATAAAATTCCAGTTTAAGCTGGCACTCTCCCAGGTAGGTAAGTCTATGTTATCCCATACAAAAGCATCTTCTGCCCAAGGAGCAGAGCTTCCTGAAATTCCTGTATATAACCAAGATACTCCGTTAGTAGATTGAGGTACTTGTGCAAATCTACCAGTACCCATAGTCCAGGATTGAGAAATAGGATATACATCTAAGGAATAGGTAGTGCTTAAATTTTGAGCAAAAGCTAAACTTAACTTTAAACTCGCCTCGTAAGAACCGCTCTTGGCTTGTGATGCGAAAGTCTTTAATCTATTAATATCAGCATTAGAAAACTGTATTACTGATCTTCTAATATCTGTTTGAGGAAACAACTCCCCGGAAGTATTATAATTAGAATTAGCAGCTAAATCATAAGTGTAGTAAGGATTTTGAGTAACGAGTTGATCTCTATTATAAAACGCAAGACCGGCTTGCGAGTTCTTAACAGATACTTCCAATACTTGATCTATACCAGTATTTTTAGCTGGGTATCTAGAATAAATTGTTGCATCAGCGGATGCGAATATTTGATATACTGCCATTTTATTACATTGTTACTACGCGTCCTTGAATATCGACATCGGGGTATTTAACCTCAAAGATACTAGGATCTAACGAAGGATAAATTACACCGTTTAGAGTTGCTCCTGCTATGTCATAACTATATTCTGAATACCCTGCGCTTGTTCCTGCTAGGTTATTTATTGCAATTCTATTCACCGTCTGTACTCCTGCTACTTGATCTAATAAAGTATAGATGGTAGAAAGTATAATAGGTTGATTTATTTGCCAATTCTCTCTATTAAAGAAGGCTTTGAGTAAGTCTATACATAAAGAAAGAGTTTCTCTTGCAGAATAGTTTGGTAATATTATAATATCGAAGCTAACTTTAATGTTAATAATATAAGCAGGCTTTAATCTAATAGTATCAGTTAGCATTCTATACTCTTTTAGATATGTCTGAACGTTACGTAATAGAGCTGGGCCTGGAACTCCGAACTGTCCTAAGGTATTATAACTTAGTAAATAAAGTGCAGTTGCTAAAGGATCTCTCTCTCCTGGTTCGTTTACTAGATACTGTGCAAAAGTGGCTTCATCTTTAGTTACATAAGCCTTAGCTACTTGACCAAATTTAGGAGGCATACCTAGAGTAATACCTAGATAATCTTGCTGCGTAACAGCTCTCATCTGTGTCGGGAACTGATTTAAAGTATTTAATCTTAACTGCTCCGGGCTATCACCGTCTCCGCCTCCTACTGCTCTCTCTTCATTATTAACTGCTAAAGAACTTAATGCATTTGCTTGTAAAGTTGGATTAGAAGGAGTACCTTCAAATACGGAAGTACTAGTTACAATATTGGTTAATTGATTAACTTGTACGTTTGAAGCTGCACCACCGCCTACTAGATATGTAACAGTTAAGGTTGTATTTTGAGGTGCTAAACCATAGCTATCATTTGTTACAAAGTTAGTTGGATCAAAGGCGGTATTCAAAAGAGATATACCGTTTAGAGTACCTATACCTACATTATTTGGATTGGGAATATACACTGAGGAAGATACAGCCGATATACCTGCACCGAATTCTAATTCTAGCGTATCGTTTTCTTTAAACCTAGAAACAAATCTTCTTGGTACAAGTATTTTTTCTAAAACATAAGGAACTTCGTTAGCTTCAGAATATAATTGCGGATAAAATGCTTGAGTATTCTGTACGGGCTTTAAAATATAGTTTTGAGCTAAATAAGGTACCTCATACCATTTATTTCCGTTACTATCAGTAATGCTTATAATTTCGATAATATTAGTATCTTGTAGAATCCTAGTAGGAAATCTCTCTGCTGCTCCAAAAGTTAATGTAGTTGTTTTAACTTGACCTGAAATAGCTTGAGTTGTTTTCTTTAAAAGATACGTATTTGGATTTCCTCCTACAGTAGTGTAGGTTGAAATGTCAGTTGGATTACTAGAAGAAGTTAAGTTAAAATTAACTACGTTTGGAACGTAGAAATACATTGTTGTATCTATATTAGATCTAACCTGCATACCAGACTCAATAGTCAATGCATAATTAAAATCTGGTAAGTAGCTGGCTCCTGATGCAGGTAACTGTTGATACACGTCTAAGTTAACGATAGCTGCTGAAGTTACTTTAGGTCTATAGCCAAGCATATAAGCTAAGTTATATAGGTTTGAAGGCTGTTTTGCATACTCTAAAAAAGTTTCTTGTGTATTGTTATCTAAGTAAAAAGCTAATACATCTCCTACATAAGCAGCCATATCAATAAACATGGTACCAGGGGAGGATGTAGAAAAGTCGTTGTAAGAAGTCGGGTAGTATGCTTTTGCATACTCTACCAACGCCTCTTTAAAGGTGTTAAAGTCTTTATTTAAATATCTTATATCTTTATTAGCCATTGATGCTTAGTGTTATATTGTCAGATTCTCTAGTGTTTCTAATAGTGTATGAAAAATTAACAGTCAAGTTATTCTCATCTGGATTACCTCCGAAAGTTAAAGCTGTTATAACTACATTTGGAAAATAAGCTTGTACACCGCTTCTGATTAGAGTATCTAAATCATCTACTGTAGTGTTAGTTATTTGCTCAAATAATTTACCTCTAAGACCAGCTCCAAAAGAAGGATTGAATATTCTCTCTCTAGGATCTGTCAATAAGAAATTTATTAAATTATACTTGGTTTGATCTTTAGTATTATATACAGTCTCGAAAACAGCAGGATTGCTGAAAGGTATAGAGACTCCAATTCCTGTGGAAGGCCTTAGATCTAATACATTTATATTTCGTACGTTATATGCCATTAAACTTCTCCGTTTTGTTGCATTTTAGCCATTAAAGCTGTAAAATCTGGAACGGCATTAATTTGAATTGCATCTAAATTTGAGCTTGGTCTTGCTGCTGCAAACATTTCGCCCACTGATTCTACTACAGGTGCATTTTCTCTTACCATTCCCATTCCGCCATAACCTTGAGCCATGCTCGAATCAAAACTAAAGCTCTCCATATCGTCTCCTGACATAGCGTTTGCTGTCTCAGCAAGTAGGCTATTCAAAGGATTATTTGAACTTAATATCGGCGGAGCCATTCTTCTAACTGGTTGAGTATTAAGGGTTCCAGGAATAGTTGGCTTAGCTGAAGTCTTTGTTTCGACAATAGGCTGTCTGTTTGCGGTTATCGCTTCTTTCAGAATACCTGCAAGTTCTTCTTGGAAGACTGCGCGGACTTCTTCACGTATAAGTTTTCTAAGTAAATCTGTTTGTCCCATATTGTTATAAATATTTGTTTATTACTTTTTTGTCTTTGTAGCTTCCGGTTCATTTCCTGTTCCTACTGAACTAGCTACATTATCTGTTTTTAATAAGTTCTCTCCGTTAACCTTCTCTTGAGCTGCTTGGTTTTTAAAGGTAGTGCTAGAGTTATCTAAGGCTGTTCTAACTCTCTTTCTCAAGCGTCTACCGCCTGATAGGTTATTAATAAAGGCATTCAAGCCTAATCCTTGACTTTCATCTGCGCTATCGGGTAAGTCTTTACTTTCCTTGCGTAGACTATCAAAATTAAAATCTCCACTTAAGACGGTATCATTTTCTAAATAATTAACGGAAGTTGCTATTACTGCTAAATCTGAAGCATCTAATAAGTTAAATTGAGATGATACTAAATTTGAACTCAGAAGCTTTACTTTAACTTCTTCAATTATAATAGCGGTATTGGTTGCAAAAGTTAAATCAGATTGTGCTACTATAGCTCCATCTGGATCTACTGCAATACCTCTTCTACGCTTGTTCTTTATTGTTCTATCAGTTAACTCCTCTTCTACTACACGAATACTGTATTTACCAAATAGAGCAGTATCAGGACTTGTTTTTCCGTCGTGTATAGCTATATAAGTTGCTAATTGTTCTTCAATTCGCTTTAAGTTATTATAGCTATTTTTTAAATCTTGAAGTACTGCAGAATCTTTTGTTGATTCACATCCTTCCAGTTTAGCTATTAGTACCTGTAGTCTTCCTAATAACCCTGTAGCATTTTCCAATAAGTACCTAACAAAGCTTAATATTACTGCCAGTAAGCTATTTACTTGCTCCAATCTCTTAACTACCTGGTTATTTTTATTATCTGCTGATTGTCTAGCTTTTTCTAATGACGCAGTAATTCCGTGTGTAGTAAATAAATTCGGAAGAGGTAAGCTTGTGAAAAATACACCTATAAACTTTAATATCTTTATAAGTAATAAGGCTAACTTAATTAAAAACTGTAATTGCTTTATGACGTCATAAATTTTTTGAGCTATTTTTATAAAGCTATTTACTTGATCGGCAATTTGCTTTATTGTAGGAAGTATTTTAGTAGGGTCAAGTACTTCTGATAATCTTTGTATTTCAGCTCTAACATCTGTACCTAAAAAATTACCTAGTAAAGCTAGT